CGGGACCCTCACGACGGATGACATTATGAAGCTGGTTCCGCTTCCCGCCAATTGTGTTTTGATGGACCTGTTTCTTGACACTGATGATCTCGACACCCATGAGACCCCCACCATCACCCTTGATGTCGGGATACTCAATGCAGCCGATGACGCTATCGAATCAGGTCAGGAATTTCTCTCAGCATCAACCATTGCCCAGGCCGGGGGGGTGGTGCGGGCTGCCAGTTCTGTGAAAGCCCTGTGCCGTATTCCTCCGTCCATGAGCACGCGATACCTGGGGGTCAAAGTTCACGCGGCGGCCGAGACTGCTGCGGCTTCCGGCACCGTTGGATTGACAGCCACTTACCGGCTCGATGAGCAGGTGATGTTCGATGCCGAGGCTGTCAGGCCTTATGCCAACAAACCCACTTCGGCCAAAGCCGGCGCCGTGATGATGGTTCGAGGTTCCGTGAGTCTTCCGGCAACCCTGAAGGCAACGGACGTGATCAGGCTTGCGGTGCTTCCGGCTCAGTGTGAGTTGATCGATTTCACCATTGATACGGACGACCTGGATGGCGGGGCCGCGCTCCTGGTGGATTATGGCTTGCTCACCGCCCTTCCTGCCGATTGGGAGGATGATGCCGCCAGGAAGTGGAATCGACTGGGTTGGACCTGGGTGGATAACGAGAACGACAAGCAGGCTACCTTGGATGGGAGTAATACGTTCCTGAGTTCTTCCACTTCCTCCAGGTCTGCCGGGATAACCAGGTCGTCACTCAAGACTGTTCCGCGTGCGGCTTCATCGAGCAGTGACCGGTACTTTGCGGCCTACATTTCGACAAGGGCCGCGAACAGGGTTGCCGGGACGTTGGGATTCACGTTGAGCTATCGATCCGTTTAGTTTCACGGGTTGACGGCTTATTGCTTGGCTTGTGAGAGGGGGGGGGCGGGTTGCGAACCTGGTCCCCCCTCTTTCTATTGGGGAGGACGTTGTGAAGAAGATAACCTGTCTCCTGATGATCGTTTCGTTTTTGCTGGTCATCGGCGGATCTGTTCATGCCCGGGAAGATGGGCTCTTTTGGAAGAAGACGTATGCCGCGCTCAATGCGATTCCTGGATTGCAATCGGGAGATCGCGGCCTGGTGATCACCGATGATGGTGATGTGATCTTCTACACCTATGATGATGGTGCCTGGACGGAAGTGGTGAAAATCGAGAAAACGGACGGGAGCGCCGCGAAGGTCCTGCATGGTGACGGCACCTGGTCTGTTCCTGAATGACGAGGAATGTCATGCTGATTGAATGTTTGACGAAGAGAGAGGGGCCGACGAGGTTCAATCTTCACGGATTCCCTTATGAATTCAAGGCCAATGAACACGGGCATGCGGTCTGCCAGGTGAACAGTCGCGAGCATCGGGAATATCTGCTGAGCATGCCGGCCGATTTCCGGGAATATCAGCCACCGCAACCGCAACCAGCATTACCCGAGGAGATCAAAGTTGGCAACGGCAAGCGAGCTTATCGCAAACGTAAGACGACTCATCCAGGATGATTCCTACGGGGATGAAACCATTCTCGGGTTTCTGAATAATGGGATCACCGAGATTGCCGCATGGGATAACGACGATCCCAAGTTGGGGCTGGTGGGGAATATCCTGCTGCCTGCGCTGGAGACGAGCGCCGTTGTCACCACGTCGTTGACTGATGCTTTTGTTGCCTTGCCTGCCAATTATGCTAAGAATCTCTACAAGGTAACGTTTGCCGGTCAGGTCTCTCCGGTCAGCATTCTTTCCAACATGCGAGTCATGCTGGAGCAATGGGATGATGCTCTTACCCACGAGGGGCCGGTCGAGGATGTGACTGTTGTTGGGGGCCGCCTGTACTACCAGCCAATTCCAACCGAGGCAACCGAGTTGACCCTGTGGTTCTATCGGCTTCCGACGCTGCTGGCGAATTTCGATCCATCGGGCGAGAACACGGGTTTCATGGATTCGGGAGATACGACCTTTCAGGGCGATGACGATACGGGGTTCATTTCTGCACTGTCGGACGACATCCCGAATTGCCTGCCGGATCATTTGCACAAATCCCTCCTCGTAAGCTACGCGGCCAAGGAGATCTTCAACGAGATCGAGGACGGCATCGAGGGCCGGAAGATCAATACCGAGCGCTACGAGATCAAATATCAACAGGCATTGGCCGTGCTTTACCGGGGCATCAAGCACAAGTCCAAACAGATTCCCATGGTGCGAAGGCATGCGCACTTCTTTTAGGGGAGGGGAGGTTCTTCGGTGAACCACACGATCTATCGAGGAGATACGGGCAATTTCAGGCTTGAAGTGGTGGATTACCTCGGGGCGGCTGTTGATATTGAGGGCTGGACGTTTGTCCTGTCCGCGGCCCGGAAACGGGGGGGCATGGTGTCCTTCACATCAAGCGGAGCTATCGAGGATAGCGCCAACGGGATTGTCAACTTTGTTCTCACTCCAGCTCAAACTGCTGCTGTGGGGAAGTATTTCTATGATGTTCAGGCAATTACAGCTTCCGGTTCTGTTTACACTGTGGCGGCGGGAGAGATCAACATTGTCCAGGACGTAACCCTGTAATCGTACCAGGAGGGAATCCATGAAGACGGCAATTATTCTCTTTCTGTCCATCTTTCTGCTGTTGGTTGGGGTTGATGTTGGGGCAGATCCGGTCGTTCGCCAGTATTACACCAACAAGGTCGATGTCGTTTTTGCCTGGGACTACAATGACGCTACAAACCCAGATGTTACCGGTTTCAAGCTCTACACCATGCCTGCAGGCTCCACCACCCCGACAGTTACCGACATCCCGGACAAAGCAGCACGGACCTTCATATGGACGGCCTTCCCGGACGGGCAATGGGTTTCCTACATGACCGCCTATGATCGCTATGGGAACCAGTCCGACAACTCCGAGTGGATTCAGGTCAACAAGAAAACGACCAAGCCTCCCGCACCCGATAATAACCGGGTAGATGCTCTTGTTATCATCAACATGCCTTAACATGCCTTAGCGAGTTGATATGAACGAACTCACTGCGCTCAGGACCGAAACCGGCAAAATCTACGATGGGCCGGCCGATGCCAAATCCGGTAGGCCGAGCTATACCCAGGAGGCCAGGACCGGACCAATCCATTACAAAGAGGCGTACAAGGACGGCGATCCCTGGCTGGACCTGGATGAGAGTTATTCCGAACCCTCAGAGATCAAGGGCATTGGCAGGGTCCTTGTCTATCCGCGCCTCCCCAACATCGTCACGGTCTACCAGGACATCTGCGGGTATCAGATTCAGTCCCGGTCAAATCCGGACCATGTTGCCAGGGTTGAGCTGGTGAGCATTGACGGGCAGCCAGTTACTTCCTGGCTGGATACTCAAGAGATCAAAACCTACGCCAAGGTGCATCCGTATCGCGTGGGCATCTGGAAGGACTTTTCCGAGGCTCGGACGACCAAAGCCTCAACGATGCGATGGAAAGTGACGGAACTAGGCAATCCTGACAAAGACTCTCATCCGTTTTTTTTCAGGGACAAGCCCGAGGCATTCTCGATCTCTGATCTTGACTCGCTGATTGACCGCGAAAGCGCCAAAGTCGCAATCCAGACCGAACGCACGCGGATCGACGACAACTCCTGGCATTGGGATGAGCTAATCCCTGCCAACGCAAAGCTGGTTGATACCGACTGGCAGGTTGGGGCAGATGCGGACGATTCATTTGTGAATGAGTCAAGTGAAGGTTGGTGGAATTCATATAACAGCACCAACAAACTATTATATTTTGGTGGATCAGGTGCTTATCATGCCTGCGGAAGATTTAAATCAATCAATATAGTCAAGTCATCTTCTATAACCTCAGCAATACTCAGCGTAAGAGCCGGATCTACTATGTCCGCTACAACTTGCAATTTGTTATATTGCTTTTCCAACGCGGATAATCCAAGTGCGCCAGACTCATACAGTAGTTTTATGGACATACCGCGTACCAGTGGTGCATCACAAACTGAAGGATCTTGGACCAGTGGTACATGGTATGGAAGCCC